AATCAGAACATAGATATATGTATTTCAATTCGGTTGCGTCATAACGAATACATATAATCTCTGGAGATTTACTAGGTTTTTCTTTGGTATCATCCTTATCGTGTTTTTCATTTGAAACACAATCAAAATTTGGAAATATTTTTTTTGATTCTTCAATATCATCAGTAATTATTAAAAACGAAATATCCGGGTTTTGTTCTCTAACATATTTAATTGAATTATAATAATAATCCGAATTTAGAAACCAATGAGTATAATTTTTGTAATCTGTTCCACGTAAATGAATATAACAATATTTATCCACAGGATATTTCTCAATAATTAATTTTGAAACATTATCTAATTCAACTTTAAACCATTCTTGAACAATATTTTTATATTTTTCAAAATATTTAGGTGATTGATAAAACCCCCAAAGTTTTGTATTATCATTTATTTTTAACACCATTGGATTAAAAGCCTGAACATTAGGGTCTTCATTAAAATAGTGTTCAATACCATATTCATATTCTTCACCCAAATTTATTGATGGGAAATATTTATCCAATGTTACCCCTAAGGCAGTTTCTTCACTAATTATTGGTATATGAAACTTATAATTGTTAATTTGAGCAATAATTCTACAAATAGTATACTGAAACATTTGATTACCTAATCTACCATTTAAAAATATAGATATCATATAACATTATTTAGTTACTAACGCCTCTACTTTACTTCTCATATGGTCAGCCAAGTCGTAATCATTAACTGATGTTACGATGATTGAATCAACCAAGTGTTTGAATGGAACGTGAATTAAGAAGTCACTTCCGTTAAAGAAAGTTAAATCATTTTTCAATTCAAGACAACCCTGAACCATTTTCAAGAATAACTTGAATTGGATTGCATCCACAAATGTTTCGTGTAATAGTTTTCCGAACTTTTCGTTCTCAATTCTAATCGAGTAGGTGTTTGTTTTCATATATTTCAGTTTGATGGGACAAAGATAATACTTTTATTTTAATAAACAAAAAAAACCTTAACAAATTTTACTTTGTTAAGGTTTTTATATATCCAACCGTAGAAAGGGGTTGTTGGCTTATGAGAATATAAATATACATTAAAATTAAAAAAGTCAATCTTTCTTCAATATTCTTATAATTAATTTATATAATTGGTCGTTTTTATCATCAAATGGTAGATTTTCAAGGTCAAAGTATCCACATTCAGTGTGTTCATCACCATCAAACGCATTTTCTAAGTCAGGATGTATCTTGTCATCTGTTTCCATTAAAAACACATACATCAATCCTTTTACTTCCGAACCATCACGATTATATCTCTTTACAAACCCAACTAATTTTAAATCATTATCTAATGTATAATCAGTTTCTTCTTCAAATTCTCTCATAATGCCATCCATAGGATGTTCATCTTTTTCCAAATTACCACCAGGTATACTCCACTGTCCCGGTAAACTACCCGTAGCGTTTCTTTTACATAGTAATACCTCATCACCACATTTGACAATTACACCGGAATATCGTTTTACTTGTTTCATTTTATATTTTTTTGTGTATTTATAAGTATATGGAATTAACTATAAACAAAAATAAATTCAAAGTCAAAACTGTAATATCATCCAAAGACACTAGTCAAGGAATGATGAACAAAAAATTTGACAATACCTTTAATGGTATGTTATTTATTATGTCCGAAGGTCAACACTGTTTTTGGATGAAAAATTGTATAGTGCCATTGGATATTATTATGATTGAAGATGATATTATAACAAAAATTCACCACAACTGTCCCCCTTGTAAAACCAAAGATTGTAGAAACTATTGTGGTGAAGGTGATATGATACTTGAACTTCAAGGTGGAACCTGTAAAAAATTAGGTATTAAATCGGGTGATAAAGTTATTCACTACGATTGATTTATTTTCTCCTGTAATACTTTCACAAATTCATTCTGAATCATTTTAGTAAACTTAATATAAGGTGCGTCTTCCGATTCTCTATTATACCCACCACTATTTTGAGGTGGTCTGGTACTTCTACCCATAAAGTTTAACCCTGATATGTTTGTAATACATTTGTGTCCTCCACTATTTGCCTGAATAAAATCCCAGGCATTTACTTTAATATCATCCAACATTTGTCTATGTTTTTCAGGTAACTCAGAAAAAGGCATTTCCATCATTTCACCAATATGGATTAACTTTTCTTTACCATCTTCCATATTCTTAAATTCTTTACCATACAACGCAACAAAATCTCTAAAGGTAAACCCTGTTGATTCCTGATTAAAATCTTTTGATGATTCTGAAATCCATTTGATTGTTGAAAGGGATATCTCTCTTTGTTTTAATTGGTCCTCCCATTTTAATAACACCTCTTGAGCAATCTCACCTAAATTAACACCCTTTAATTGACGCTCACTTTTAAATGGATTACAAGATGCTTGTACTAACCCTAACGGCCAAGCAATAACTATAAAGTCAGCCTCCGGATTATTTTTAAATGGTGTATATCTATCGTATGAACCTGGTTTAAACATTGACCCACCACCATATTGAACTATGATGTTACCCAATACTTTAACATTAGGATTGTCTTGCATTGATTTAACATACTCATCTTTATTTATTTCAAGTTGTTCCGGTTTAGCATAACCTTTCTCAACCATTATTCTTTTTATTGTATTAAGAATATTCAATAAAGATGGTGAACATTCCATAACCAAAGTTTCTAAGAAATCTGGTTTATTTTTAAATGCCAATAATAGTTTGTTGGCAACCAAACCCATTAACATTTTATTTTTCTCTAATGACTTATCTTTATCTAATCGAAACAAATAAGAAATTACTTCATCAACTGAAATGTTGTTAGACGCATAGTTTGCAGAATCAACAGTAGATATCAGTAATATATCTGAAGATGGGAATAATTCTTTTGGAGAAACTATTTGAGAGATTGTCTCGACATTTGAACGAGAACTTCTAAATGAGGTTGATTTGGTATCTTCAGCACCTGCTTGTCTATCGTGGTGGTCAGTGTGAATCACAAACATTGGTTTTCCGTGAGCAAAATCAACTAAGACAGGCATCACGTCCCCTTTGGCATCATTCTTCTTTACAGCAAACTCTTTATCACCATATTGGATGATATGAGCATCGATTACATCAATACCGTTGTTTTTAAGATATTCTTTCATCGCAATAGCTGTAGTAACACCATCTAAATCTTGGTGAAAATATATTTCAGCCTTAGGGTATCTTTTAGCAAGAGCGTTAATGTCTCTTAATCCACTTTCATTTATAAGTTTTTTCATTAATCTAATCCAAACATATGTAATCCTTTATCTATTATACTACCTTCGTCAGCAATACATTGTTTGAAAAGTTCAACATCTTTACTTGGCATTTTACTAGCTGTTGCAGGTCCCCAAGTACCATCTGCAGGTGAAACACCAATTTTACTTTGATATTTAGTGATAGCCTCCATAGTTTTATCATCTATCTTACCATCAACCTCTAAAGGTTTATTAGAATCATCTTTAATCCCTTTTTTATTAAGAAAACGTTGTAACCCTTTTTTTTGTTCAGGAGTTTCCTGTTGCTCATTAACTAACCCGTATCTTGAACGAATATCGTTTTTCTCTTCTTCTGAAATTATAAATCTTTTTGCCATAGTATTTGTTTTAGTTATAAATATACTGAAAATAAAAAAGAGGTTATAACACCTCTTCATTTAATTCTAATTTTGTTTGTTTTCGTTCATCAATTAACACTTGAACTCTTTTCCGAGCAATCTCTGTATAATCCGGAGACACCTCAATCCCAATCCATCGTCTATCTAATAACTCAGCAGCAAAAGCCGATGTTCCACTACCCATAAAAGGGTCAAGGACAATATCGTTCTTATATGACAATATTTTAATTGCTTTTGACGGGATGTCCATAGAGAATGTAGCTTTAGTTAATGACCTAGTGTCCGCAAAATATTCCCAACGTCCAAACACCAAGTTCATAAACTCTTTCTTGTCTTCGTCCTGATAAACCATTTTGTTTTTAACCTTACCATCTTCAGTAGTCACTTCAGTTGGTGTTCCCAACCATTGCGAAACCCCTTTAGATAATTTCTTACTACTTTTTTTATAAGCCAAAATGATACATTCTTTTGGATTATAAACATAAGGTGCCGAAGCACTCATCCAAGAACCCCAAGCTGTCTGTCTAACTCTATGAGGACTATCTTCTGTAAGGTCAACTAACCCACTAAATTTAAAACCAACTTCTTTCATCATCATCCAAAACTCAGCAACAAATAATATTCTTCCACCTCTTTCTTGAACGTTTAATTCATTTGGAACATTAACAGCAATTCTTCCATCATCTTTTAATACTCTTAACGCTTCTCTCAACCAATCCTTTGTCCATTCGTAATACTCGTCCATTGGTAAATCATCCTTATGAACATCATACGAGATATTTACATTATATGGTGGTGATGTCACCAATAAATCAATTGAACCTTCAGGAAATGTTTTCATTACCTCAATACAGTCACCATTTATAATCTTTCCTGTCTCTATCATCTTATTCTTTTAATTGGTATTCCCAACCATTTTCTTTTTTAATTGGTGTTATTTCTAAATCTAAAAATACAGGTGTTAATTCACCCGCATATAATCCTAATATATTATAATCGTAAAACTCTTCTGCTTCACCCATAGTCATTAGGTCTCTTTCTTGTAGTATATTTAATATTCCTTGTTTGGAATATAACATCTTTCTTCCCGGAGAACCAAAGTCCTCTACAATCCCAATTATAGCACCCTCTAACCCATCCAATAGAACCGCACCTTCTGCGTATTCATCAATATCTACTGTCATTTTCATTTGTTTTCCAAATTTTCAATTCTACGATTGAGGTACCAAGCGGCTTTCCGAAGGTCTTCTATTTCTTTATCCGGATATTTCTGACCAGCCCTTGAAATATATTTCACAGTGTTACCCAAGTGAAAATCTAACCCCCAAGCCTCTATAACTTTAATTGCCTCATACGGATTCAAAGCTCCCCCATAATGGTCGGGGTTTTTTACCATTTCTTTATTTTCTGACATACTATTCTTCTCTATATTCACCTAATAATTCTTCATCAGACATAATCCCTGAGAATTGTTCTTTTATTTTTGAAGTATCCACATCACCATACATTGCGTGAATGGTTGTTTCTAATTGGTCTGCGAAAGTCAACGCGTCATAGATAACACCAATAACTTTATATGGGTTAGCGTTTGACGATGGTCTTCTATCCTCAAGATAACCTTTCCAAGTTTCACCAACTGATTTAGGAACTCTAATAGACGCTCCTCTATCTGATACACCCCAACTAAATTTATCAATTGATTGTGTCTCAAATTTACCTGTTAATCTTAAATGATTATCCGAACCATATTCATCAATGTGAAGTTTTTGTCTTGTTTCAAAAGCGTTGAAGATAGATTTAAAATAATTTTCACCTCCCTTTTCTCTCATCTTTTTGTTTGAGAAGTTTGTATGTAATCCTGAACCATTCCACTCACCCCATATAATTGGTTTTGGGTGAAGTTCAATTGAGTAACCTCTTTTCTCAGCTAATTTATGTAAGATGTATCTTGACATCCATAAGTCGTCAGCCGCAGCTAATTTACCTTTAGAGAATATTTGATATTCCCATTGTCCTAATGCAACCTCAGCGTTGGTTCCTTCAACATTAATACCTAAGGTAAGACAATAATCCAAATGTTCGTCACTTAAATCTCTACCTACAATTTGTCCTCCGACACCACAATAGTATTTACCTTGTGGCTCAACATTACTACTTCTTTCAAACCCCAATATATCCTTGTTGTGTCCTGAACGAATAAAGTATTCTTGCTCAAACCCAACCCAAAAATCGGTGTCTTCATTACCTAATTTACTTCTGTCGTTAGTTTTGTGTGGTTGATTGTCTTTATTCAACACCTCACATAAAACATAAACCAAATTAGTATTACCTTTTTTATACATTCTAACAGGTTTAAGGTAACAATCTGAAGAGAATCCTTCGGCTTGCATAGTTGAACTACCATCAAATCCCCACGCAGGGATATCACTAACCTCTTTTGGTAATGTGTCAACAATTTTAATTTTACTTCTTAAATTTGGTTCCGGTTTATAACCGTCCAACCAAATATACTCTAATTTCACTTTCATAATTTTGATATATAATATTTACCTAATTTAATACTTTTTTTATATCCATTTCTTACTGAGAATAATGGATTTGTTGTTACAGTTAAACCCTCACCAGGAGAACCAAATATGATTGAGTAACTAAATGGTGATTTATTAAAAATAATTGGATACTTGAATATCCTAATTATTGTTTGACTACAATCATCACCAATATAATGTGTTTTTTTAGATAGCCACATAGTATCCACCACTTAAAGTACTTTCTTTAATATAACCCTCAGATATTAAAATATCTAATTGTTTTTTGGTTTCGTCCATATCCTTTCTAAGAATGTATTTGGAGATGTAACTGATATGGAT